GTGAACGTATCACTAGCATTACTGCGTAAGAACTCAGTTGAGTTAAGGCCGTCTAGATTGTTTGCGTTGTTAACGCTCACCGACAACGATGTATTGCCTAGGTTTGTGAATGTAGCTGAACCACTCACGTCACCAGTTAGTGTAAGAGTAGGATCCGGCAGCCCGGTTAAGCTACCAAACGGCAAGTTTGTTAACCCGCTGCCATTACCTGTAATAGTACCTAAGAACTCAACATTGTTGCTTTGGTACTGCATACGCATTACTTCAAACTGAGGCACACTGTCAGTTACTGCGCCCATGCCAATATGGCCCACCCCGTCACCTGTATAAGTCAAGTGTAGTGCTGTTGTACCTTTGTAACCACTCTCACCTATTGATATGCCTGCGCCCTGCTCGTCGCCTGTTGCTCCGCTGCCTGGGCTGTCTAGTTCAATCCAAGGATTGTTTTTGGCGATTGTTAAGTCGCCGGTCATTGTGTCACTCTGGTCGCTTCTTAGGAACTGCGTTGAGTTAATTCCGTCTAGTGTACCGGCGTTAGCTGCTTGACTAACATTCACTAATAGTGTAGCATTGCCTAGGTTTGTAAACGTAGCCGAACCACTTGCATCACCACTTAGAGTTAGTGTGGGATCACTTGTGGCTGTAGTTGCGATAGACACGTTGCCAGAACCGTCTATTGACGTACTACCGTTAACAGCACCCGACAAACTAATAGTTCTTGCTGTGCTCCACTGATTGGCTGATGCAGCATTACCTGTGATGTTACTTGTGATTGTGCCAGGCAGTCTTGCGTCACTGATAGTTCCTGTGTTTAGATTTGATGCATCTCTATAGAATGAGCCGTCTTGGCCGTCCAGCAGGGCTGAATCTACGGCAGTGCCAGTAGAACTCAACTTGCCATTTAGCTCTGATTGCAATCCGTCAATGTTACTAATGATGTGATTGTGACTGTCATCTTGTACAACAGCGTTTATTGTAACATTCGAACTACCGTCAAACGATGTGCTGCCACTTAGATCGCCGCCTAGTGAAATACTTCTTGCTGTTTGTAGAGTGCTTGCTGAACTTGCATTACCTGTAACACTGCCTGTCAAGTTACCAATAAACGTGTTAGCTTCAACGTTACGATCAAATGTCCATCTATTTACACTCGAATCGTATGCGATGTTTGTAGTACCTGAGGTACCTAGATCAACAGTTATACCTGCGCCGTTGGCTGATGCAGCATCAGCAGCACCGTTGGCTATTAGTATGTTCAAGTCATCAATTGCTAACGAGGTTGAGTTAATAATTGTTGAAGTACCGTCAACCTGCAGGTCACCTTTGATAACAACAGTACCAGTGTTGTTACCTATCGCGGCTGGATCAATTACAAAGTTAGCCGGACCTCTCAACTCGCCTGATGTAGTGATCGTGCCTGTTGATATAGCGTTAGTAGTTGAAGATCCGTTGTCTGTTACTCTATCAAGTGTGAACTGCGTTGAGTTTAGGTTGTCAAGCGTATCAGCATTGCCGCCATCAACTGTAACTGTTAGAGTTGCGTCTGACAAGTCAGTAAATGTAGCCGATCCACTTGCATCACCTGCTAATGTTAGAGTTGGATCCTGAGTCGCTGCGCCGCCACCGTTTACAACAGTTGTTGCAATTGCTACGTTTGAACTACCGTCGAAACTTACAGTACCGGTGACGTCGCCTGTTAGTTCAATTGTTCTTGCGGTTGATAATTCATCTGCTGTTGTAGCGTTGCCTGTAATATCGCTTGAAATAGTGCCTGGCAATAATAGATCGCTTATTGTGCCGGAAGCTAAATTACTTGCATTTGTGTAGAACAGACTGTCATTACCGTCAAGTAAATCGGCATCTGCTGCTTTTGCAGAAATGTCTAGCTTACCGTTAAGTGCTGTCTGCAGGCCGTCAACATTAGATATAACGTGATTGTGGCTGTCGTCTGCTACTGTTGCTGTAATTGTAACGTTTGCAGTACCGTCAAACGATGCACTGCCTGATACGTCACCACCTAGTGCAATTGTTCTAGCTGTTTCTAGTTCGGTTGCTGTTGCAGCATTGCCAGTAATGTCGCTTGATATACTAGCAGGTAGACGTGCATCAGCAACAGTACCGGCGTTTAGGTTTGAGGCATCTCTGTAGAAAAGACTGTCCTGCCCGTCAAGTAAATCCGAGTCTGCTGCTGTAGCACCAGTGTCGAGTTTATTATCTAATGCAGACTGTAGCCCATCTACGTTTGCGATTATATGGCTGTGACTATCGTCTGCAACAGTTGCAGAAATAGTAATGCTTGAACCACCGTCGAACAATGCGCTGCCAGTAACGTCGCCACTTAGTGCAATCGAACGAGCAGTTGACAGGGTGTCTGCTGATGCAGCGTTACCTGTGATATCGCTTGAAATAGTGTTTGGTAGACGTGCGTCAGCAATTACTCCAGACGTCAAGTTGTCAGCGTTTTGGAAAAAGCTGCTGGTGTTGCCGTTAAGTGTTGCTGCGTTTACACCTGTTAGGTTGTTGCCTGCGCCACCAAATACTGCGCCGCCGACAGGTTCGATGTTGCCCAAGTGATCCAGCTGAAGACCGGTTCCTTCGTTTAGGCTAACAAACTGTAATTCATTGCCGTCAGTAGTATCCGTTGAACCTTGATAGTTTATTAACCAGCTGAAGTCAGAAACGTCATCACCGTTACCTATTCTGATCCATGCATCGGTAGTGTTGTTTTGGCTGTCGCCAAATGCCATCAACTCGCCTATGCCAGTAACACTGTGCTTAGCGGTTATTTCGTTATTAACATCTGTTCGTACAAACTGTGTGCTGTTTATACCGTCTAGTGTGTCTGCGTCTGATGACTGAGCACTTGCATCTAGTTTTGCATCAAGAGCAGATTGCAATCCGTCGATGTTACTTATAATGTGGTTGTGACTATCGTCTGCAATGCTAACAGAAATAACAGCATTTGATGTACCGTCAAAGTTTGCTGTACCGGATGCATCACCTGACAGCGAAATTGATCTTGTGGTTGCTAACGCTGTTGCAGTTGCAGCGTTGCCTGTAACGTCACTTGTTATAGAGTTCGGTAGGCGTGCATCGCTAATGGTACCGGCATTTAAGTTTGAAGCGTTTTGGTAATACGCACCTTCTCGGCCGTCAAGTAATTCTGCGTCTGCTGCCACGTCGTTATCACCTAGTTTTGCATCAAGAGCAGATTGCAATCCGTCGATGTTACTTATAATGTGGTTGTGACTATCGTCTGCAACAGTTGCGGTAATTGTAAGGTTTGCGCTCCCGTCAAATAATGCTCCGCCTGTTACATCACCACCAAGTGTAATCGAACGTGCTGTAGAAAGCACATTAGCAGAAGCCGCGTTACCTGTGATGTCGCTTGAAATAGTGCCTGGTAGTCTCAAGTCGCTGATTGTACCTGAAATCAAGTTAGTTGCATTGCGGTAATACAGACCGTCTTGGCCATCAAGTAATTCTGAATCTGCTGCAATTCCTGTTGTAGCTAGCTTGTCGTCAAGAGCAGCTTGCAATCCGTCTACGTTGGCAATTATGTGATTGTGGCTGTCGTCGGCAACCGTTGCTGTAATAGTAATGTTTGCACTGCCGTCAAAGGTAGCTGAACCAGTTACATCACCACCAAGTGAAACATCTCTTGCCGTTGATAGTGCGTCTGCTGAGCCAGCGTTGCCTGTAACGTTACTTGTAATCGTTCCTGGTAATAGTGCATCACTAATTGTGCCAGCATTTAGATTCGATGCGTTGCGATAAAACGCGCTGTTATTACCGTCGAGTGTTTCTGCATCGTCAAGGTTTGTTAGATCGTTAGTAGTAAGTATTCTGTTACCGTCGAGTGTAAGATCTCCAGTTGCATCGGAATTGACAAAATTCAAGTCTCCAGAAACATTACTTTCAATCTCCCACTCTGCTGTGCCACTGTCTCTGAATACAATGTGCGAAGCGCCGTCGTCAAAGAATACTGTTTGGGCTCCGTCAATGAATACGTTGTTCTGAAAACTTAACACTCCCGTAACAATGTCAGATACGTCGCTTCTTATAAATTGTGTAGAGTCCAAACTGTCTAGTAGCTGAGAGTTCGCTGCTGTACCCGCTGTGCCTAACTTGCTGTTTAATGCAGTTTGTAGACCGTCTACGTTTGCAATTGTATGGTTGTGACTGTCGTCTGCAACAGTTGCAGTAATTGTGATGTTAGAGCTGCCATCGAAGCTAGCTGAACCAGTAACGTCGCCGCCTAGTGCAATTGTTCTTGCTGTTGATAGAGCGTCTGCTGAAACAGCGTTGCCTGTTAAGTCGCCAACAAAATTCGCAGCTTCTAGGTCTGTGTTAAACGTCCATCTATTAGAAGATTCTACATACAACATTTCGGCCTGGCCATCTGTACCTAAGTCGGCTATTAGACCAGCGCCGTCTGCTGCGCCTGCGTTTGCAGCGTTAGTTGCTACAGTAATCGTTAAGTCACTAGTTAATATCGAAGCCGAATCAACTGTAGTTGTTGTACCGTCAACCTGCAGGTTACCTTTAATTATAACGGTACCTGACGGGTCGTCGTACAAACTTGGGTCGATGACAAATGTAGCAGGTCCTCTCAAGTAACCACTAGTTAAGATGTTTCCTACATCTAGCGCGCCTGCTGTAACATCGCCTACGCTAATGTTGTTTGTAGTAGTTGCTCCGTGTCCAGTAACAGTGTCTAGGTCAAAGTCTGTTGCGTTTAGGTTGTCAACGGTGTCAGCATTACCACCGTCGACTGTAAGAACCAAACCTCCGCTTGCTAGGTCTGTAAGTGTAACTACTCCTGTAGCGTCACCTGTAACTGTGATAGTCGGATCCGGTACGTTTGTAAAGTTAACAAAGTCAAGATAATAAGTTCCTTGTTCTCCGTCTAGTGTGTCGGCATCCGACGACTGTGCACTCGCATCTAGTTTTGCATCAAGTGCTGCCTGTAGTCCATCAATGTTTGCAATTATATGGCTGTGGCTATCGTCTGCTATTACTGTTGATATAGTAACGTTTGAGGTTCCGTCAAACGATACGCTGCCTGTGATGTCACCACTAAGTGTAAACGTTCTTGCGGTTTTAAGTGCGGTTGCGGTTGCTGCGTTGCCAGTAATATCACTTGATATAGTAGTTGGTAACAATAGATCATCAATAGTACCTGTTGTAAGGTTTGATGCATCTTGATAGAATGTACCAGCTTGCCCACCAAGTGTATCAGCGTTGCCACCATCAACTGCGACTGTTAGTGTTGCGTTGCCTAGGTTAGTAAATGTAGCTGTACCTGTTGCATCACCTGCAAGAGTTAGAGTTGGGTCGCTGGTTGCTGTTGCAGCTATTGTAACGTTTTGTGATCCGTCTACTGATACACTGCCAGTAACAGCGCCTGACAAGCTAATAGTTCTAGCAGTTGTCCATGCTAGTGCAGAGGTTGCTGTGTTAGCATTACCTGTGATGTCGCTTGAAATAGTGCCTGGTAGTCTCGAGTCGCTGATTGTACCTGAAATCAAGTTAGTTGCGTTTTGGTAAAACGCGCCCGGTTGACTGTTTAGTGTTGTAGCATTACCACTAACAACCGTTACGTCTAGTGTTCCGCTGTTTAGATCGGTTAGTGTTATATCACCAGTCGCGTCGCCACCTAGAGTAATAGTCGGATCTGGCAAATTAGTGAAGTTGTTAAAGTCTAGGTAATAGGTACCTTCCTCGCTATCTAACGTGTCACTGTCTAATCCGTTGCCTGCGCCTTCGTCTGCTTCAGTAAGAACACGGTTGTTGTCGATTATAATACGTGTATCGGTACCGTCGTGCACAAATACAATGTTGCCTGTTCCTAAAGATCCTGTTAAATCAAACTGTAGGTTTGCCGAAGTTCCCAGCTCTTCTCTTCTTATAAACGCAGTACTACCGTTGACTGAGAACGACAACGACTCATCAGTAGCACCTTCAGATGTGATGTATAGTCTTTGTGTGTCTAATGCAGAATCAAATATAGCTTCAGCGTCTGAACGCAGGAACTGTGTAGAATCCAAGTTGTCAAGTAGTGTAGCGTTTGCTGCTGTACCACTGTTACTGAGTTTTGTATCAAGTGCGTCTTGTAACCCGTCTACGTTAGCAATTATGTGGTTGTGACTATCGTCGGCTACTGTTACTGTTATTGCTGCGTTCGCTGTTCCGTCAAAGCTAACGGCGCCAGACACGTCACCACTTAGAGAAATAGTTCTTGCCGTTGCTAATGCCGTTGCAGTAGCAGCGTTGCCTGTGATGTCACTCGTGATTGTGTTAGGCAATCGTGCATCGTTAACAGTGCCAGAGATAAGATTTGTTGCGTTTTGATAAAATACGCCCTCTCGGCCGTCAAGCAAGTCTGAGTCGGCTGCGACTGCGTTAACTCCTACTTTGCCGTCAAGGGCAGTCTGAAGTCCGTCCACGTTGGCAATTATGTGGTCGTGACTGTCGTCTGCTACAGTGGCACTCAGCGTTACGTTAGAGCTACCGTCAATTCCCGCCGAGCCGCTTAGATCGCCGCCAAGTGTAATAGTGCGAGATGTTAGCCACTGCGAAGCTGTTGCAGCGTTGCCTGTAACGTCACTTGTAATAGTACCTGGAAGACGAGCGTCACTGATTGTACCGGCATTTAAGTTTGAAGCATTTTGGTAGAATGCACCTTCTTGGCCATCTAATAATTCAGCATCTGCTGCCTTGCCTGTTAGGCTTAGTTTGTTGCTAAGAGCTGCTTGTAACCCGTCTACGTTAGCAATTATGTGGTTGTGACTATCGTCTGCAACCGTAGCAGTAATGGTTACATCCTGCGAGCCATCGAATGACACACTGCCAGATAAGTCACCACCTAGAGTAATCGTCCTAGCTGTTTCTAGTGCGTCAGCGGTAGTTGCTACAGTTGATGAGGTGATAACTTGCGAACCAGCAACTATAAGCTGTCCAGCGACGTCTACGTCACCTGTTATTGAGTGATTGCCAAACGTAATCGAATCGTTTAATCTAGCCATTTAGTGTTTTTAACCTTCTATTATTTCTTTTGCGTATGCAGTGTTCTTATTTACCGAAGCTTTGCCCATTCTATATTCAGCACCGATTTCTTGTACAGTTAATACCGAATCAAAGACTTTAAAGTTTTTCATTCTAAAATTACTGTAGAAAGTAGCGTTTGCTCTTTGGCCAATACTCCAGCCATCTGTCCAGTATGCGATAGGAATAGTATTTGTTTCTTCGTCTACTAGTTCACCATTTATAAAGAGTCGTGCTGTCAAGTTTTCATCAATCTGTCCAACAACGTGTGTCCATTCGTTTAACGGCAAGCTACCTGTTACTGCTCTAGTGTTAGTATCTGCTGACTCAGCGTACAGCATCGAGATATTGCCAGAGCCGCCGAACCTAAATCCGTGATCTACTCCTGCAGAGTTTGGTGACACTACAAACGTTCCGTCGATTGCTAGCGGATATATAAGAAACGAAACAGTCCAATGATGAGAACTAAAATCTAAGTCTGGTTGACTTATAGTTGCATAATCGTCTGTACCGTCCACAAACAAGCCGTCTACATCAACAAATGCTCCGTTATTTAACGTTGCATCTGTACCTATGCCTGTTTTGTCTACATTCGAGTCATTAAACGGTAACCAGTTTACCATTTCTCTTCCAGCGCCTATCTCGCTAAACTCGCCTATTTGTATACTATCATATCTAACAGAAAGAAAGTCTAGTTCGTTACCTGTTTCGATCAAATACTTAGGTTGCATAATACCAGTATTGTGAATGGACATAGCGTTTCTAGAGAACTCATACACTTCTGTTTCTGAGAACAACCTTTGAAATACCTGTGCATCTCTTAGCTTGCCTTCAAAGTCGTAATCTGAATTAGCAAAATACTTGCCAACATATAACGTAGATAAATTGAATGCACCAGTCTTAGCGTTTTCTTGAACTTTTTGTCCGTCAATAAAAAACTTTTGAGTTGACCCGTCATAGGTCATTACAATATGTATTTCTTGTCCTAGTGTATAGGTTATAGGGACAGTTACGAAACTTCCATCAAAGCCGCCAACTAGTGCACTAGATGAATTGTCCTGCCACTTTAATACAATACCTCTTGGCAGAGAAGTATCAAGTACTTGATTTAACCCAACTGCATCTAGTCTTGCGTATATGCTAACCGTTGCCTCGGTTATTCTGGCATCTAGGTTGTTGTATTCGATGCCGCCCGAGCTTGTTCCTATAAAGCCATTGTTAAAGGTAACTGTGCCAACCTCGGTTATTGTATCTTCTTTGACGTTTGAGTTAGATGAATAACGCAGGCTAGCAGAAAAATAAAGTGCTCTATAAATGTTTTGCACTTCCTTGGCGGAAAGCACATGATTGTATAGTTCGACCTCGTCAATAAACCCTTCGAAGTAATACTGACCTCCGTGAGCACCTATAGAATTACCGTCGCCAAATATCTCAGGATAAGTGATAGTACCGTTTGCTGGCTGTTCGCTAATCAATGCTCCGTTCAAGTATAGACGCAGACCAGTTTCGTATGAATACGAAAACGCAAAGTGGTTCCATGTGTTTAGGGTCACTGTTGCTGACGCTTCCACCTGACCACCTGAGGTGTTAATTCTAGCTCTAAATGTTGTACCGTCGTCAGTTAGTAAGAGGTATCCTGAACTCATGTCGCGGCCGACCATTAATACCACTTGACGAGCTGCTAAGTTCCGTGTAGAATAAACCCAAGCTGCCGCACTTATTTCTGACCTAGACTTGTATTTAGGTTCGTCGGGAATAATAATCTGTGAGGTTGTACCGTTAAAACTACCACAGTCTCCAACTTTACCGTCTGTCCAAATAACGTTTTCTACAGTTGCAAAATCTTCAGTAATATAGTCCTGCGAATTGCCATTTAACGGATAGTATGCTACTAAGCCCATTTAATTTCCTTTAGAAGAAGTTGTAGTCTAGTGACTTAGAATTGTCGTTGTACTCTACGTCTACGCCTTCTGTTCTTGCTGTATTTGTGTAACTTGTTTTGTATGTTCTAACAGTGTCGCCTTCATACTCGTTGGCTTTTAGCTTTGCGTTGCCTTCAGTGTCGTCACCGTAGAATACAAATTCCGATCCAGTGTTTGCTGTATCGACATCAGTTACTTCGATGCGTGCGCTTGTGCCTGAAATAAAGTTTATGGTATTGCCGTAAACAGACAAGTCACCGTCGACCGTTAGTGCACCTGTTACTGTATACGTACCATCTAACGTATCGTCGACATCACTTCTAACAAACTGAGTCGAATTTAAGTTATCAAGTGTATCTGCATTACCGCCATCAACGCTAACCGTTAATGTTGCATCACCTAGGTTAGTAAATGTAGCTGTACCACTTACGTCACCGTCTAGTGTTAGTGTTGGATCACTGGTTGCTGTTGTAGTAATATCAACGTCGCCTGTACCGTCAATTGTCGCTGTGCCTGTTACTGCACCACTTACGCTGATATTTCTAGTTACAGCCCAACGTGTTGCTGTATCTGCATTACCTGTTAGGTCACCGACAAAGTTGCTTGCGACCAGATCTTTGTTCATGTTCCAGGTGTCAGTAAGCGAGTCATATGTGATTGTCGCATTACCGTCTGTGCCTAAGTTGGCCGTAATACCTGCACCGTTTGCTTCACTCGCATTCGCTGCGCCATTTGCTAATTCAATGTTGACATCTTCGATTGTAACCGCAGTCGATTCTATTGTTGTAGTTGTACCTTCGACCTGTAGGTTACCTCTAACGATAACAGTACCACCGATGTTATCATACGGCACAGGGTCAACTATAAACGTTGCTGGTCCTCTTAAAGCACCTGATGTTGTTACTGTGCCTACGTTGATCGGGTTAACTGTGTTGTTACCGTAGAACGTTACTCTGTCTAGCGTAAAGTCAGTAGCACTTAGATTGTCAACAGTGTCAGCGTTGCCGCCATCAACACTAACAGAAAGTGTTGTGTTACCTAGGTTAGTAAAGGTAGCTGTACCACTTACGTCACCATCTAGTGTTAGAGTAGGATCTGGTATATTAGCTGTGATGTCGTTGAAGTCAAGGTTTGACAAGCCGCTACCGTCGCCTGAGATAATGCCGCCAACGGATACGTCACCAGACATACTAATGTCGCCGTTGCCGGCCATAACAAACGCAACCGGAGCGGTTACATCTGTTGCAACATCTGACACAGGTTGTATACCAAAGCTACCGGTATTAGTGAACTTAATAAAACTTTCTGTGGTGGTTGTTTTAATTTTTAAAGATTCACCACCAGCAGTTGTGTTGTCCAGAAATACTTCTGGACCTGTTGCTTGCAGTGTTAAACTACCTTCCAGCGTATCACTTTGGTCAGAGCGCAAGAACTGAGTAGAATCTAAGTTATCAAGTGTATCTGCATTACCGCCATCAATTGAAACGTTTAGAGTTGTGTTACCTAGTTCTGTAAACGTAGCAGTGCCTGCGGCGTCGCCACTCAGTGTTAGGGTCGGACTAGGTGCACTTGTAAAGTTATTGAAGTCAAGATAATATGTACCTTCTTCACCGTCCAAAGTATCTGCGTCACTGATTGCTAATAAGTCTGCTTCCGTAAGCACACGATTAGAGTCAATAACAATTTGTGTATCGGTGCCATCGTGTTCAAATACAATGTTTCCAGTACCTAGTGAGCCTGTTAAATCAAACTGTAGGTTTGCTGTAGATCCTATTTCTTCTCTTCGTATAAACGCAGTATTACCACTAACTGAGAATGACAGTGATTCGTCTGTATTGCCTTCCGCAGTGATGTATAACCTTTGTGTGTCTGAGTTAGAATCAAATATTGTGTCTGTGTCTGAGCGCAAGAACTGGGCAGAGTCTAAGTTGTCAAGAGTCTCGGCATTACCACCATCTACTGCGACTGTTAAGGTTGCGTCGCCTAAGTTAGTAAACGTAGCTGTACCACTTACGTCACCGTCTAGCGTTAGTGTAGGATCACTTGTAGCTGTGGTTGCTATGTTTACGTTACTTGCACCGTCGACGCTTGCAGACCCTGTAACTGCTCCAGACAACGTAACAGTTCTAGCAGTTTCCCAAGCAGATGCTGTGTCAGCGTTTCCGGTAACATCGCCAGTAACATCGCCAGTAACATCGCCAATGAATCTTCCTGCTTGTAGTTCTCTGTCAAGATCCCAACGGTCAAGTGACGCAACATAAGTAAACGCGGTTGTTCCGTTTGTGCCTAAGTCAACTGTTATGCCTGCTCCGTCGGCAGCTCCAGCGTTGGTTGCACCATTTGCTAGTGTAAGGTTAACATCATCAACACTTATTGTAGTTGAGTTAATAGTAGTGGTTGTGCCCTCTACTTCTAGGTCACCACGAATAACTACAGTACCTGCTATATCAGCAAACGGACTTGGGTCTATAATAAACGTTGCAGGCCCGCGCAAGTTGCCCGAGGTTGTTATCTGCCCTACATCAATCGTGCTGCCTGTGATGTTGCCGACTGAGATAGCGTTAGTTGTTGTGCTGCCATTGCCAGTTACACGGTCGAGGGTAAAGCCAGTTGAGTCTATACCGTCTAGCGTCTCTGCATTGCCGCCGTCGACTGTTACGTTAAGTGTGACATCGCCTAAATCCGTAAACGTAGCGGTGCCTGTCGCGTCGCCGTCAAGCGTTAGCGTAGGGTCTGGTAAGTTGCTACTGATGTTAGCAAAGTTAATATTGGACACTTGACTACCGTCGCCGATAAAGTCAGTTGCTGTAACAGTGCCTACTGAGATGTTATTGGTTGTTGTGTTGCCGCTGTTTGTTACTCTCGCAAGATCAAAGTCTGTTGGCACTAAGGTAGCGAACGTATCAGCATTACCGCCATCAATACTTACACTTAGAGTAGCATCACCTAAGTTTGTAAACGTAGCTGTACCACTTGCATCACCTGATAATGTAAGTGTAGGATCACTTGTTGCTGTTGTTGCAATTGTAATATTGCTCGAACCATCAAAGCTAGCAACACCGGTAACAGCACCAGATAAGCTGACGTTTCTTGCTGTTTCTAAAGTGCTCGCTGTGTCGGCGTTGCCAATTAAGTCGCCGGCAAACGTAGTTGCAACTATCGGCTTGTTAGATGCCCATAAGTCATTGGCTGACTCGTATGTAATCGACGCAACCGTGCTGCTGCCGAGGTTAACTAGTAGACCTGCTGTATCTGCTGCTGCTGGATTTGTGGCACCTGACGCAAGTTCAATTTGTAGATCTTCAACACTTACATTAGTTGAATTAATAGTAGTTGTGGTACCGTCAATCTGCAAGTTACCTGCAATGACCACTGTGCCAGTATCGTCGCCAAAAGCTGCTGGATCAATCACAAAGTTTGCAGGACCTCTGAGGTATCCAGTAGTAGTAATGTTATCGAAACTAGCATCGTCTGCTGTTATGTTGCCAACTGTTATAGGACTAGAAGTAGTATTACCATTTGCTGCAACAAAGTCAAGTGTGAAGTCTGTTGAGTCCAGGTTATCAAGTGTATCTGCGTTACCACCATCAACCGCAAGTGTAAGAGTAGCGTCTCCTAAGTTAGTGAATGTAGCCGAGCCAGCCGCGTCGCCGTTAATAGTTAGAGTAGGATCGTTTGTTGGTGATGTGTTAAGCGTAACGTCCTGTGAACCGTCTATACTAACGCTGCCAGTAACAGACCCAGTAAGTGTTAAAGTTCGTGCAGTAGTCCATTGGTCAGCTGTTGCTGCCGTGCCTGCAATTGCACCTACAAACGAATCTGCTTCAACTACTCTGTCAAATACCCATCTATCTGTTCCTGCGTCGTAGATAGCAGAAGTAGTACCATCTGTGCCTAGATCAACTGTTATACCTGCGCCGTCTGCTGCGGTGGCGTTTGACACGTTGCCTGATGCTAGTTCAATGTTTGCAGCGGCAATAGTAACATCAGTTGAGTTAATTGTAGTAGTCGCGCCACCTACTTCTAGGTTGCCGGCAATATCAACTGTGCCTGTGTTGTCAAGGTAGGCCACCGGATCGATTGTAAACGTTGAAGGACCACGCAAGAAACCAGACGAGATAATATTGTCAACTGTAATTTCGCCTGCTGTTAAATCGCCTATTGCTAGGTTGTTAGAAGTTGACGCACCATTATCTGTTACAAAATCAAGAGTAAAGTCTGTTGGGACTAGATTAACAAACGTGTCAGCATTACCACCGTCTATTGCGACTGTAAGAGTTGCGTTACCAAGGTCTGTGAACGTGGCCGTGCCACTTGCATCACCTGCTAGTGTTAGGGTAGGATCACTTGTGGCGGTAGTTGCCAAAGTGACGTTCCCTGAACCATCGATTGAAGTATTACCAGTAACTGCGCCGGTCAGCGTAATTGTTCTAGCGGTGCTCCATTGGTCTGCCGAAGTTGCGTTACCTGTTAAGTCACCTATAAATGTATCGGCTTCAACGTCTCTGTCAAACGTCCAGCGATTAACACTTGAGTCGTATGTTATAGCTGTAGCACCATCTGTACCTAGGTCAACTGTTAGGCCGGCGCCGTTAGCTGCTCCTGCATTTTCTGCGCCTGCTGCTAGTTCTATGTTAACATCGTCAACACTGATGTTTGTTGAGTTAACCGTTGTTGTTACACCGTCAACTTGTAGGTTACCTCTGATTACTACTGTACCGCCAATGTCACCGTACGGACTTGGATCAATAGTAAGACTTGCTGGTCCTCTTAGATATCCACCGGCTGTAATGTTGCCAACCGAGATAGCGTTTGTAGTTGTGTTGCCGTTGTCTGTTACACGGTCAAGAGTAAAGTCAGCAGGAACTAGATTAACGAAAGTATCTGCGTTACCACCGTCGATTGCAACCGTTAGTGTTGCATTTCCTAGATCTGTGAATGTGGCTGTACCGCTTGCATCACCTGCAAGCGTTAGAATAGGGTCTGGTAAGTTTGAGGTTATCTTCGCATAGTCTAGGTTTGTAAGTTGACTACCGTCACCTACAAACGCGCCTGCTGTTACAGTCTGCGTAGTTAATAATCCGTTCTTTACCTCAAAATTTCTATCATTAGCCATCCAGCTAACTCCTTGTTAATTGTTCTATATACACTATTTAACTTCTAGTTCTAGCCATGCAGATTAACTGTTAGGGCTAAAGTCTGAAACTACTAGTGGCGCACCGCCTGCTATTGTAGTTGCCGGTGATCTAGAAACTAGCGTGTAGTTAGCTGTGTACGCAGTTAAATCTACCTGTGCTGATGTGACTAATACTCTTACATTACCACTGTTGATATCAACATCTGTTGTAAACAATACACCGTCGGTTTTAATTGAACCGAACTCAGTTGCAGAAGCTGTAGTTCCGTTGTGTGCAATAATCAGCTTCGATACATGGACAAAGTTACCTTCGACTGCCTGAATGAACACTTCTGCACTTTGATAGTCTACTGCTGGGAACTCTATCAAAGTAAACTGCCCAGTAGTGGTTGTCGACGCTGTTGCCACAGTCTTAACTACTAGGTCTTGCAGTACAATAGATTCACTTCTAACGTTGCCTGAAACTTCAAGCGAAGATTGAGTATCAGTCTGTGGCACAAGACGCATTGCAGTGTACGACGAAGACCCATCCGGAGAGAATCTCCAACGGAACTCTTCTTGGTTATTGTCGTTACCTAAATTAAAGTCTAAGTAAGTAGTATCAACATCAATAATAGTTGATATTGAAGCTGCGTCAGTGGTCTGGGCCGCAAAGTTAATTGCTGTAACGTTGCTTAGTGTTGTGTGGTTGTGACTGTCATCTGCTACTGCGGCAGTCAGTGTAGCGTTGCCTAGATTAGTAAACGTTGCTGAACCACTCAAGTCACCTGCTAGTGTTAAGGTAGGGTCACTGGTTGCTGTTGTTGCAATATCAACATTGCCTGAGCCATCAAAACTAACGCTACCTGTAACTGCACCACTTACACTGATATTTCTTGCTGTTGTAAGTGTGTCTGCGTTTGGATGATAACCGTCATGGAATATTGTGTTAACTGTTACACCATTATCTGGCGAGAACTTTAATGAGTCTGCGGCAACACCTGACAATGCATTAATTACTAATGCGTTAGCAGTTGCCCCTACAGTATCACCGTCGTTAACGCCCAAGCCAATTCTGTAGTCAACATTGTCACCGTCTTGCTTTAGACGTATGCTCGGGTGATCGCCTTCAGCATTATCGTCTGAGTCCGCGCGAATTGTAAAGATTGTATCACCTGACAATCCGTTGTCAAGTGTTAACCCTTTGTTAAGGTTCATTACATTGTCACTGCTATCGTACAAGAAACTTGACGTACCGCTTGACCCTAAGTCAACAACTAAGCCGGCGCCGTCTGCCGCGGCAGCATTTGCTGATCCATCTGCTACCACAATAGTAAGGCCAGTTGAGTTGAATGAAGGTGAGTTAAAGGTTGTATTACCGTTAACTGTTAATCCGCCTGCGATGTCAGTGTCTCCGCCAACATTTAAGTTCTTAACTATGCCAGCGCCGCCGTCAACCTGCAATGCGCCTGACGTTGTACTAGACGACTGAGTTGCGTTGGTAACTTCTGTTATGCCTGCAACAGTTAGGGTGCTTGCAAGAGTAAGACTTGAACGCCAGGCCGGGATACTACCGTTACTTGTAAGGACGGTGTTCGGAGCGCCAATCGCTAACTGAGATAAACTGTTAGACGCACCACTGTAGAGCAAGTCGCCTGTAGTATATGTTGTTAGACCAGTGCCGCCTATTCCGGTCTGCACTGTGCCTGATATGTTAGCAGGATCAAGGTAATAAGAACCGTCATTACCATTTAAGAAGCCAGCGTTAATAGTATTGTTAAGGATAGACACCTGACCAGCACTGATGTTAAATTGGTTCTTATTAAACTGCGCAACACCTAGAGTCGAGTATGTTGGGTCTGTTCCAGGCTGAACTGAATTCACTGCTACTTGCACAGAATCGTAATAGAAGTCAGTGCCAGTGTCAGTAAAGAACGTGCCTGTTAAACGAATAGGATCAGTTGACGGAGTTGTCATTGTCTGAACTGCTCGTGCCCAGGATTGGTCGCCTCGCAAGAATGTTGTGTCGTTAGCTGTACCCGAAGCAAGTCTCTGAGTAGCTACTGTACCGCTCACAATGTTAGAAGCATCAATAGTCTGCTGAGATATGACATTCCAGTTTGCGATATCTCTTGAAGACGTATTTACTGCTCCGACTACTTCAACGTTTTGAGTAGTAAATGTTGCTGAACCTGTGCCTGTGGTAGAGAACACAACAGGACTTATACTAGCACCTGATATACTAGCTAACGCATCTGTGCGAGACACGTGGACTGTAAACGAGTCAGGCCTTACACTACCTACATAAAAGAATTCGCCATCTTCCAAAGGATCTGGCAAGTCACTGCCTTCAATCTGAATTGGATCACCTGTATTGTATCCGTGATTTATAATGACAAATTCGTTAATGTTCGTGTCGACTGTGTATCTAGTTAAGCTGTGCACGCCAGTTGACTGGGTTCCAAATAATATCTGGCTACCACTAGACAATGCATAGTCTGCGTATAATTCAATAGTGTTTGCGTCTAATACCTTAACCCAATAAGAGTTGCCAACTGTTAAGTTGCCAATTATGCCGTTGCCGCCGTCATCATACTCAACAGGATCACCACTTGCGTATGGGTGTCCAGTAATTGTGATTGTTTCTGACAAGTAACTTACGTCACCTGCTGCACCTGTGTCTTCTGCATCAAAGTTCTGTACGTTTGCTACTGTTAGGTCAGCAATAGTATTCACGTCAGCATTTGCGTCTTCAATGTAGTCAGGAACCTGCGAGTTTGCATTAAACTGTATACGATTGCCTGTTAGGTCTACAAACAAACGTACCTGAACAGAGTCAACGTCAACACTAAAGCTAGAACCTGTGCCGCCGATGTCTGCTGCGTTAGCACTTAGAGTATCGCCGACTACGTAGTCTTCACCACCTCTTCTAATGTCTACATCAACTACTGCACCGTCAGTAACAGTAATATCTGCGTGAGCGGTTGTGCCAGTGCCACCTGTTAAACTTACAAGCTCGTATGTCTCAGTACCACTTAACGGAGTATAGCCGCTGCCTGCAACGAGGTTGTTGACAGTTGTGAGCACGCCTTCAACAGGACCGCTTGTAATATCACCAGTGCCGCCTGAACGTGCACTTTCTACGGCTGTAACCCCAGTAAAGTCATATGTGCCTGATGTACTCAACTGCAAGAACTGGCTATCTGTGTCTGTAGTCAAGAAGTAGTTGTCTGTGATAGTGTCAACTGTGCCAACTACAGTAGGAACACTGTTTGCTCCTAGGGCAGAACCGTCGTCTTCTAGTTCGTCAGTTGTGTTAAATGTGCCACTTAGTGGACCTACTAAAATTACAGAAGTTCCTGAACTAACGTCTTCTTTAACGTAACCTGTTGCTCCTGTGTTTTGCTGTATAATTTCACTGCCTTTAGCGACTGTCACAGTGCCTGTTAGGTCTAACACTTGTTGGTCGTAAGTCTCAGCAACCTGGTCACCAACTAGTAGAGATGTTGCAGGAATTTCTCTGCTGACATCTAAGCGAGATTCAAATCCGGCGACAGGAATAGTCGAGATACCTCGTCCCGGAGGAAGTAGGCCAGCGTTAATCTGACCATTAGCGTTTAGCTGTACTAGTGCCCTAGGAACCGCAGATGACGATACAGCTTTATCGAGTACGTTGCCTAGTCTGTTGGCTGCAAATGATCTAACAGCTCGCTGAGTTGAAAGTCTCGTGTCCTGCGCACCGAACGGCTCGTTGTCACCTAGGCCAACGTCAGTTGATATCTCAGTAACTGTTACATCGTTAAGAGATAGTTCAACTACTCGCAGGTCTTCCATCTCAACTATACTGTTGAACTTAACTTTGTTGCCTCTTGGTTCGGCTACCATTATTCCGTTGAGTTTCCAGTCGCCTCGTTCGTCAGAGCCTGTCGGATAAACGCGGCCTGGCAAGTCTTGTCTGTACTGGAAGGTAGTTCCTTCACTACAGCACAGTGTTTCGTCTAGCGCATCAAAGTCTGTGCCAGCGCCTGCATATTCCCATACATGTGAACTTGCTACAACAGTACTTGGCCTATGTAGTCTAATAATCTGACCTTCGGCGTTGCTGATATTTTGAACCGTACTTGCTGGCACAGTTGAGTCAACAATTACTGTTGCTGTTCTATACTCGCTTAACGAATTAGCAGAATTAACGTTAATACTAACGCTTGACCCAGCGATGTCTGTAATAACACTGGTGTTATCGAACAAAACTTTACTACCAGCTGTTTCTTCGTTTGATAGTATTAACGTATCTGTGCTGTCGTTGTATGAATATACGTATGCAGTGTTTGTCTGGCCGACGGTTGTGCCTAGTATCAAGTCACCTGGTTGGAAAGCAAATGAACCTGGCTCGGTAACAACTACTTGGTAGTCTGCGTGTAGGTCTCTACGACTCTCAATAAAGAACTCTTCAGTGTCACTTGAGAACTCGTGTGTGCCTGTTGACGCTGCTGTTATATTAACAGCAAACTGTAGACCCTCGTCGTTGTAAAGCTCGAATGTATCTGTTGTAACAGCGTCAACGTAATACGAAACACCCTCTTCTAGTCCGTCGATTGGTGTGTTACCATCAGGTGAGTATACCACAGCATCACCGTCGGAGTACCCGTGACTTGTAATTGTAAACACGTTAGTTGATGCATTTACGGCTGTTGCCGCGTTAAATGAGTTAACAGTAGTCGGCGTCTTAAAAGAATTTGTTATGTCGGCTTCTGTTCCGACATCCCTTATTCTAATAACATATTCTTCTAATGGGAATCTTCTTGGTCCCACTAGACGCATAAACTGAGTACCTTCTGCTGTAAGTCCTGTGTCAACAACAATACCTGTGTCATCTAAGAGAGCCGATTGACGATATCCTGAAGCACGCAGACCGTAGATACCAAATGCAGTACCTGAGTTTGTAGCTTCGACGAAACCGCCCGAGCGTGCGTATATGCCGTTTGAACAGAACGAGAACGTGCATGAACTGATCTGGGCATTACCGTTATTGGACGCTAGTACACCTATGCCACCAAAGGTTGAAAACGCAAAACCAAAGCCTCGGAAAATCTGTCGCTGTACTTCTGGTGCAGGAAAGCTAGCAGGTCTATCAACTTTTGACCCGTCTACTTCAATACCGTTTGCTCCTAAGAACGAAACAAGGAGTACGTTTTGAAATAGTGGTGGAACACTAATTACTGGTTTAGTGTTAAGCAGACCAAAGTAGTCTACTCGACTAACAGTAGGATCAGATGGATCGTCAAATGCTACCGCCCACTGGAACTTGCCTGTAGGATTGCCCGAGGCGTCTATTGCATCACGCAAGGTTAGGTTTAATATGCCACTTGCGTTACGCACTCTGAACATGTCAGCGTTAGCATTTAATGGGCGTAGTACAACACCACGAGAGCTCGAACCGCTTACTGTTACGTTGTCAGAAATTATCACAGGATTGTCTACATTAAACTCACCTCCCGCAAGACTAACTGTTACTGGAACAACTTTAAAGTCTGCTTCAACTACTGCTGGTGAAGTGTCACTAGAAATGATGTCTCTAATCGTATTGTAACCTGCGATAATGTTAGAGTTTTCTGCACTTCCGTCTAGTTGTTCTACAGTCTCTTGTTCAATGAGTCCCTGGTAGCTTGTTGCAGGAGGTTGATTATTAATTACGTTGACTGTAATATCTCGTAGATGTTCTAATGCCGCAACAAACTCTGTTTCATCAGTAATGTCTGTGTTTGCTGTCTCGCCAGCGGCTACTGTGGCCGAGTTACCACTAAGAAAGTTATCATATCGAACAGCTTCGATTGCCAACCTAAATGTACTACGCCATAGGTTTTCTGTATATGTCAATCCAGGATATGTTGTGTTGACAAAGCCTATAGTTTCTTCGATCAAGAAGTCAATGTTGTCTGGTACCAGCCTTTTAACTGCTAGCTGACTATCAGTAGCAGGTGTAGTAGGAACCTTCGACATCTCTGCTGCTAACTGTGCACCACGCTTAACTGTCTTAACAGGATTTTGGAAACCGTCGCCTGTATCGTCGCCATACTCTTCGCTTACATAGATTGTAAAGGCGGCAAATGGGTTAACTTCGTCCCATAGGGTGTTACCTTTATTATCAATCGACAATAAAGACTTTTTATCCTGTGGTAGTGTGTCAGGCAGCTTAATGATATAGCTAGAGCCAACGGTGTCGGGAACTCTTACTCCTACATACTCACTATTGTCAGCATCGTTAAAAAATAGTGTTTCTGCAGAGTTAATCTCTAGTCCACCGTCTAGTGTTACACCAGCAGCGTCTACCTGTAGCACCTGGGTACCGTCAATTTCACCTGTGATTGTTCCAGGGTTTACACCATCGTCTACTACAGTAAACTTTGTGTCGCGTTGGAAGATAGACTGTGAAACATCTATAATAACGTTGTCGTCGCGCTTGAGATACAGCTTACCGTCGGCTGTGTTAAATGCTAACTCGCCTGCTGACAAGTCACCTGCTTGTGGAGGCGTATTTGCTGTTGAGTTTCTTTTGTGTAAAATTCTAGTTGACATTATATGTTACCTTGATCATTAATAAGCGCCGCCGTCGATTGTATCAGTCCACTGCGGAATGTTGTTCACGTCTGTTGAAAGCACGCCATAACTTGTGTTTGCGTTTGAGCCTGGATTACTTGCTGCTGTAACCTGTATAGCACTTGTGTTGTCACCAAATAGAACACCGTTCGTAGTAAACGATGTTACACCAGTACCGCCGTTTGGTACTGTTAACTGTTGGTTTAGAGTTAAACCGTTACTGTCAACTAACAATTCTCTAGTACTAGCTACAAAGAACTCTAACTGGTCATTGTCTGCTGTTGGCGTAGTTTCTGCACGAACAAAGGTGTCTTGGTCTGTGTCAGCAACACCGCCTAGTAAAGTCCAAACAGTTCCGTTATACCCTTCGTATCGTGCGAGCTGTGAGTTATATCTTATATCACCTACAGTAGGTGATGCTGGTCGTTCACTAGTGTCACCCGTTGGCAACTTTAGTGCATCAGTCGAGTTAAACGTCGGTGTCCCAGCAACAGTTAAGTCACCGCCTATTACGACGTTACCTGTAGTTGTAATAGTGCTAGTCGACACGTTAGGAGATATTACGTTACCCCTGAAATTAGTTGCTTGAATGTCACCGCGTGTCCCGGATACAATGTTACCTGCTATACTAGCGTCAGGAACAAAAGTAAAGTAACCTGTAGAGTCGTCGAATCCAAAGAACCCGTTTTTAGATGTGCCGCCATCATGCCATTTGAAGTTGATGCCTCTGTCTTGGTTATCATCACTTGTTGGGTTAGCACCATTAGCTGCTGTGCCTATTGACGGGATCCTATCAACTGTATTCGTGTTTGACGAATTGAGATAAGTGCTCGCACCATTAGCAAACAAAGTACCGTTGGTTGTTGAGTTGTTTGTAACCGATAAGTTACCAGTAACTGTAATACCGCCGTTAAACGTACCACCTGTACTCTGTCTAACAACGTCACCGATTGTGTAGGTGCCAAATGATATAACGTTAACTTCGTCGTTTAGGTTCGCGCCAGCAGTAAGAGTAAGTGTTGTATTAGTGACCGTGTAGTCTGAAGTCTTTTCTAGGACTTCGCCGTTCTTGACAACTATCTCTGTTCCAGCTATAATGTTAAAAGTACTTCCGTTGTCGTCTGTGCCAGTAAACACAGTCTGTCCGGCAGAAGCAGTAAAATAGTTTCTTTGAATTACCTGTCCAAAAGGAATAGGACGCCAAACAGTTCCGTCAAAGCCTTCGTAGCGATTGTCGGTTGTATTCCAGCGCGTGTGCCCTGGGTCTGTTACTGTTGGACGCTGAGCAGTTGTACCATTCGGAACTCTAATCGACTTCGTAGTGTCTGCAATTATTGTACCTTCACCAGCTGGCGTAATATTGATATCGCCGTCTGTAACTGTTGTTGAAATTCTGTTGTCAGTTAGTAGGAAGTCTGCAACATACAAGTCTCTCCAAATCTTACTTGGAGTACCAATGTCATAAGTATCAGATACATCTGGACGGATACTTGATGTAAAGTCTGCTGATATTGTAATAGTGTCGGTGTTTGCGTCACCAATAGTAATATTGCCGCCTACAGTAATATTACCGTCTGCTGAAATGTTACCTGTTACATCAACATTACCGTCTACATTTAAGTTGCCGTTAATATCAGTAACGCTGTTTAGAATAATTTCGCCAGTACCGTTTGCTCTAAGTTCTAGATCAAGGTTGCCGACGTTAGTGCTGATTTCGGCTTGTGTAGGCTCGCCTAATATAGTTACACTACCGAAGATCATATCGTTCGACAGCGAGTTCTCATCAGGAATAAACAGCCTGTTGTTGATTATTACTTCACCGCCTGAGTCGGTGTTAACAAGAATGTTGTCGCCTGATGCGACAGTGGTCATTATATTGCGTGAAAATGCAAGACCGTTTATATTAACAAAGTCAGTAGTTGTTGCACTGTTGATTTCAAGGTTGCCTGCAAGAGCAGTTATTTCTGAGTTGTCAATTTTTACATTATCTACTTCTGCAGAGCCTGCAAGTAAATCAGTAGTGCGGGTGGTGCCTGCTACATCTAAGTCGTAAGCAGGTGTTGCTGTGTTAATACCTATGCGGTTGTTGTTTACATCAAAATAAAGGAGACTGGTTTCAACTGCTAAATCTATTCCATTTCTCTCTAGGTTTGCTTTTAATAGCGGACCCGAAATTCTACCAACAGCCATTATGTCTCCTTATGCGGGGATCCTGTCCCTCTAACCTCATTACCTCGCGGGTTAACCACGGTTTGTTCCTGCATTATCCTTTTCTGCATCACAAGTATTTATCGTTTATATAGAATAAAAAAGCTGCATATAGCAGCTTTATTTGTCGAAGTTGTGTGTAACTACTACAGGTTTGCCATCGTCTGGCGGACTTTCAAATACTATATACCAGCCAGGTGCATAACTAGCATTTGTTGGATCTGACAGTGGAATACCTACTGTACTTTCTTGAAGTGTATAGTTGTGAATTTCGATAGTGTTGCTATCCAGCAACGGTCCTGGAATTTGATAAACGTTCTCTACAAACACTAAGATATTCTTAGCAGTTGCAGGAACAGGATAATCTGTATCACCAGAATCCAACGGCCCAAATACTGTTTTGCCTGCTTGTAGGTCACCGTCGCCCAAGTATTGCTGAGTAATGCCTGGATCTCTAAATGGTTCTTTGAACCTTAGCTCGCGCCATTCACCGTCTTGGTACGCTTCAAACTGATCATCGTCTGTGTTAAAACGGATGTGTCCGTTTGTTGGATTAGCTGGACGCTCTGACAAAGAACCTTTAGGAATAAGAAGTACGTTGTTACTGTCCATAATGACTTGATCATCAACATCGTACTTTACACCGTTGCCTTTTATGTTTCTTTGATTTGTGTTTTGCGCTTTTAGCAGTCTCATTTATACTTCCAAATAACTTACAGTAGCTACCAAGTTCGCAGGTACTACACCTTCAATTACTAGTCTGTCATCCTCTTCGAGTACTATCTTTTCTGAGTCGAACGTAAACGTTTCACCTGCTGGCAACGATAGCTTTCTTACAACTATAGTTTGGTCTGGAGATACAGCTTCGCCTGCTGGCACAAGGTGCATATCAAAAGCAGTCTCTTCATTCTCTGGACTTACTGCTCCAGGATCGTATTTGTTACACACCAACACCGTAGTGATTGCGTATCTCTTTCCTAGTGACCCAGTAAGCACATCCCATCTATAGTTACCTGAGTCGCCTGGCTGCTCTATAATTGGTACGTTTGCTATTGCCATGTTTGTTTCCTATTAAAAAATCATGCTGTATACTAACGCTCTATTGGCGCTAATAATTTCATCTCTAGTTTCGTCTTCGTTAACAAAATGCACACCTGTGCCGCCTAATCCTCTTTCTTTGCTATAGAGCAAAGTGCCCGAATCAGGCTCTGCTGGGTCAATAACCCCTGTTCCGTTGTGTGGCGTTGTTGTTAAGTTTAATCCGTCTTCAACACGAACAGCACCTATTCCGTTTGCTGTTAGTACTAGATCTTCGTTTGGTTGCGTGGCAGAAATTTCGTTACCGTCGATTTTTATATCGTATAAGTTAACACTGTCTTCGAAGTACGTTGCAACAAGAGCGCCACCGACAGAAAGCCTAATCTGACTTGGGTTACCGGTAACAGTTGTGTCTTGTACTTCAACTTCTGTTTCTGCTCCTGCGAATGTGCCTTCACGTATTGTGTCCTGGAACTCAGAACTCAGAAACGCTAGGATCGAATCGTCAACATACTTTTTGTTTGGGATATCACTAGGTTCTGTAACACGATTTTCGTAAGCTTCTGTACCTTTTACAGTTAGTTTGCCTGGGTTTGGCAGATCAGTATCGCCCGGTCCGTTATATATTCCCAACAGATTTAAGTCAGTACCAGGAGTAGTAATACTGGTTAGCTCGAGCGCGAGATACAAATTATTGACATCTCTTGGCGCCCAGCCGCCGATGCCGAACTCCTGATCTTCTGGCAGATTTTGCGGACTTTCGTACTTAATAAATTCGTCAAATACCCATAACGCACTCGGAATGCCTTGAGCTCTGTTTATTGAGATACCAGAGATATCTTCTGGATCTCCAGTGTCAACTTTGTTAAGTTCAATAATATTATCTTCAACAACTAATACAGTTGTAGAAATATCTGTCTGTGTGCCTCTGATATCTAAATCGCCGTTGATTACCACAGAGGCAGCGTTTAGATTGATAATACCATCGTCATCAACTGTAATTGTGTAATCACCGTTTGTTACGTTTAGAAATTTTGACATTCGTTAAATCCTATCCGTTGGATTACATCTGTGTTAGTACTAGGATGTTAGCAGTTGAATCGTCTTGGATTTCCCAGTCGTATCTGTTGTTGTCAAAGTCAATAACAGTTCTGTTGTGTAGCTTACGAATGTTTACTGGAGTGCCGCTTCCTGCAACAAATCCTTGAATAACCATTTCGCCTTCTGCCGGAGTAGCTTTGTCAACTAGTCTGCACGAACCTTGGTTACCAGTGCCGTCTGCTGTATCGTTTACTACGAATAGTGTTTCTGAGCGTTGGCTAATGATGATACCGTTTTCTGATACCGAAGCACCAGGTACGTATACAATTGCTGTGAAGTTGCCATCTGTAGTACCAGATTCAACTTGGCCTAAATGTCTTTTGTTTATCGGACGTCCCATTTGTTTTCTCCTTGGTTACGTTCTAAGTAATACGCGGCGGGTCATTTCCGCATAAGTCCACTGTATGTGGCACGATTTTTGACACAAGTATTTATCTTTCAAGTACCCACTTCAGTTTTCCGCAGTCCCATACTTTTAACAAGCCCATTTGCTTGGTGATCTGTTTTTCAGTTAGTGCTGGGTCGTAACCTTTCTTAACCAGCTTTTGTTTCGAGAATGTAAAACGGTGGTACAAGCGTTCTTCTCTCGGTTTCACATACCAGTAGCTGGGCGGGATTTCTTTTTCTAAGGTAAACCCCAATACTCGGTACAAGTTACCGTTGCTCCATTCGTTGTCAGAATACGATATAACCTTCTCAGGGGTATACTGCTTCATAAAGGCCTTTAACAACTTTGACGCTCCGCCGACTACAGATACAGAGGTAGCATATCGCACCAGTTCGTGGCCGGTTTCAGCTTTGCCTATAGCAATACGTTTTTGGGCAAACGTCATTAAAGACACCAGATCGTCGTTGTAATAAAGTCCCAGGCGGACACTTGCCGGAGTATAACCTAATATGTGATTGGTTGCTAAGAATGTCTTTGAATCTACAGAACTTACTTCTTTAATAACACACTTACGAGCAAATACTCGTTGTGATTGTTGATTTAATTTGTTTTTTATAAACTTCTTTACAATGTCGTTCTTTGACTTCCAGTACGTTGAAAAGATAGTTATTAATTGAATCCCTTGATCTTTACACTCTTTATACTTGTTATGATGATAACTTCTTGTAATATGATCCACGTCATCGTGATGCCAATACACGCCGTTGTACTCTATTGCTATATTAAAGTCCGGGAGAAATATATCTATCTCTTTCCTCGAAGGAAGTATCAAACGACTGTTTTCTACAATATTTGTTATTCCTAAACTTTTTATAAAATCAACTACTTGTTTTTCTTCTATACTCTTAAACGGTTGCTTTATTTTGTGCTTATTTAAGTATCTATATATAGTTTGTATATGAACGTTTAACTCGTCAGCAATATCATACACAGACATAGTATTAAACATTTCTGTCATTGCTGCTGGGTCTCTAAGTTTCTCAATACCTTTGTCAAAGTATCTCGCAGACCAGTAATTAGTATCTTTTTCTTTAAACGTCTTTTTAATCTGTATTGGATTGTTGTAAAAACGTGACCCGTACTTTAACAGTTTAGTTTCTTGAACACCGTCTACAATATTAGCCACTCTCTCTGTGTCGTTGTACACAGCAGCGTGGTTCTTTTTTGCTACAGCAGTCTGACCAGTGTTCTCAACGCCGTACCGAGCAAGCGTTGTTTTTTTACGTTTCTCAGAAATAGATTCTTTTTCAGAGTTACTATAGTTGTTCTTTGTGGCAGAGACTTTATTACTCACAGACTCCTTTGCGCAAGAACATACATTAGCTCTTCCGCAAAACCTATATCCCTGTGTTATGCTGTTGAACTTCTTCTTGTTACCTAAGTCACAGACGTTAGCTCCTGGGTTAACAGCATTGTATATTTTTTCAGACAACGAGTCTCCAGGGAACGCTATTACGTAACTGTAAACAGTAGCATCTGCTTTGACTTTAGCTGACAACTGTCTTACTGGTGTGTTTTCTATTATACTTACTAAGCTGTCTTTGACTGTCATTGATCACATTACCTTTGGGGCTGCCTCTGCACGTATTTATACACTACTGAGTTACATTATAGCACACACGAAAAGGATAGTCAAAAAAATAGGCCCCGTAGGACCTATTTTAGTTTCTCTATCCCTAAGGAAGATTAGCTGAAGCTAACATTGCTGTTAGTAATAGCCACCTTGCCTAGGTAGTCTGCTGCGTTACCAAGTGACGAAGCAGCGTTGCTTAGCTCGACATAGCCGTAGCGTGTCATAAAGCTAACAACAGGTTCGAAAGTGCTTGGATCCAGCACAACACCTGAGCTCATTAGCGGAATATATGGGCAATAGAACGCCGCAGCATCCGACTCGCTTGTACCCTTGTAACCAATAAGAACTGGTGCGTTGTCTGGTGAGTATGTGTTAACATACACTTTCATAGCATTGTTCAAAGTACCTACCATCTTAGTGTTGGTTGGTGCTTCGAAAGTACCTTCTGTTGTACGAGCAAACGCACTTGTTGTAGCACTTTGTAGGATAGTTAGTGCAAATGGTGATACCACTGCCCAGTTACCTGCGCCACGACGTGTACGCTGAGCGATCAAGTTGCTTACGCGGTTGATCTGAACAGCTAATGCAGCGTGCTCATCACCTACGAATGTAGCAGTACCGCTAACGGCAGCCTGGTCGTAAGTTTCGCTTGCTGTACCTGCTAGACTTTCAAGGCTACTTAGAACCTCTTGGTCAATTTCAGCAGTAATTTCTTGTGCTAGTGCAGCCATGATCTCTGCTTCAACGTCGATGCCGTGCATTGACTGTGCATCTTGTGCACCTTCAAAGGTCCAGCGAGCGCTTAGCTTGCGTGACTTGGCTTCAACAGTCTGCTTCAAGATCTGGATGCTTAGACGGTTACCTGCGTTACCTTCTAGTGAAGATGTTGCAGCTGGCGCCTTGTTGCTTCCAGGAGCACCTGAGTAAGCTTCAGCAATCTTGAATGGGCTTAGAGCCTCTTCACCAGCATTCGCGCCATTGTCGCCATCAGCGTAACGTACACGAAGTGTATGGATCTGACCAACTGGGCCTGTCATTGGCTGAACACCAACTAGCTCGTTAGCAATTACTGTAGGCATTACACGTCTGATAACAGGTAGGATTACACGGTTTAGTGTAGCTACGTTACCAGCTGAAGTTGCGCCTGCTGTTGCACTCTCTTGCAAGTGCTTCTTAGTGTTTTCTAGCGTGGCTGCCATTACAGACTTCTTGTTACCGTCAAGGCCTTCAAGAAGAGCAGTTTTGGTATCCTGCCAGCGTGATTCTAATAGTTCTGACATCATATTCTCCTTATTTCAGTCCAGCGAGACGGCGTAACTCAAGTACATTTGAATCGTCTGCTTTAGCTGTGTCATTTTGTGTTGTTGCTTTGTTGCCTGTTACTTCTTTGCCTTCTGACAGTACTGCTTTGCGACCTTGTGGAACTCTCTTGTTTCCATCAATTACACTAGGTAGATACTTGTCAAACGACACTCGAAGTCTATCTGTTTGCACGCCTTCAAGTAAATCAGACATGATTTCTTTTTGATCCCTGTTCAAAGGAGCAACTAGATTAGACATGATCTCTTTTCTGCGTGTAGATTCTTGAAGCTTTTTATATTGCTTCTGCTGTGATTCCACTAAAGTATTTGCTTTAGTAGCAACCTTTTTAGCTTCTTCGATTTGCTTCTTCTGCGAATTGATAAGTTTCATCAACTTAACTGTTTCGCCTTTTTCATTTAAGTAGCTGTTTGAATACTCAGAAGCAAATGCTTCAAACACCTTGCGACCGAAGTCGTTACGACGTGCTTCTTCAATATCTTCTTTCAACTGGCCGATTTCACCGCGTAGGGCTCCGTCAACTGTTTCAGATACTGCTTTAGCACTTCTTTCAATGAAGTCTTTCTTAACCTTACCAAAGTGTACCTTAGCCTCGCGTACTAGGCGAACCTTAGTCTCTGATAGGTCTTTCTTGTCTTCGTAAAACTCTGCAATCTCATGTGCAAGAGCGTCAACTACAAATTCTTCCAGCTTAGCAAATTTCTCTGCCTGCGCCTTCTTGTCTTCGTGTAGTTCTGCCACTTCAGACTTTAGCTGCTCCATTACAAAGCTCTTTAGTGTCTTTGCGTTTTCACGCATAGCCATTGAGTACTTTGCTTTGGCCTCTGCAAGTTGCTTGCGATCGTCTGCAAACTCTTGAATTTCTTCAGCTAGTCTTTCGCTGAGCATCTGATCAATAGCTTCCACCATTGTCTGCTTGTCATGCTCATACTTTTGGGCAAATTCTTCACGAAGCTCAGCAGTAACTTGTTGACGATTTTCTCTAACTTTCGTTTCCCAAGCTTCTTGTAGTTCTGCTTTTACTTCTTCCGAAATTGCTGTGCTTTCGAAGAGTGATTTTAATGCATCCAACATGTTTTTCTCCTCGCTTATCGGAGCCCGCTTATTATGGTTAATAAGCTCTCTTTAAGATATTTCTGTGCCTTTGGATCATACTTTGCCGCTTCCGCTAGCTCATACGCTTTCATTCCGCCTCTAGTGTTCATCATGTGTTCATAAATAGCGGTTGGATACGCACCTGGCGCGCTTGGTTGAGCGACACAGTCGACGGTAATGATTTCAAAGTCAGACACTTCGCTATTACCATCTTCTGATACGTTACCCGAGCCCCTAGAAGAGACACCTAGCTTAACGCCTGCTTCAAGCATCGTCTTTACTAGGTTCCCCATAGGAGTCGGTAATATTTTCATCTTGCCGTAGCCGTTTGGTCCATCCATCCACATTTCTGTGATCATATGGCTTACACGGTCTAGGTTAATGTTGAGACCCTCTGGATGATCAACTTCACCGAGAACTGAATAACCTCCTGTGATTTGATCATTGAGAGTTTTGACAGCCCTGCCAATTTCATTTACAGGATACACACGCTGGTTAGCATTGCGTACACCGCCTTGAATACAAACACCTTTCATATAAAGGTCCTTGCCGCCCGTAGCGTTCTCAGCAGACTCAATGACCATTCCAGCTTGGTCGAATGTCAAATTCTCTTGTAAAGTTCTCATTCAAATGTCCCTTTTACTTCTTGCTGCCGAGTGGTGACTTAGAGTTAACTCCGTTGTCGCCTGATCCCTTTTTCTCAGCACCGTGGCCTTTTGACTGAGTCTTCATCGACTTAGATGCTTTGCCACCTGGCTTGTTAACGTTGCCAGCGTCATGGTCTTTAGCGTTTAGATCGCCTAGACCAGCATGGTCACCGCCACTTTCTTCGTCATCGCGCACGATGTTGTCTGTAGTGCCGTCACCCATTTTGTTTGGACTTGCTACTGTTGACTTAGTGTTAGTGCCGTTGTCGCCACTAGTCTTTGAGCCAAGCTCGCCGCCCTGAACCTTTTCGACGTACTCACGCATTTCTTCGTTAGCATTCTTTTTCTTTGCGTCTTTCTTGTCGTCTTTCTTTGCGTCTTTCTTGTCGTCTTTCTTTGCTTCGAATTGGAAACTTTCTTCCTCTTCTTCGCCTTCTTCGTCTTCGTCGTCGTATTCCTGTTCGTCGTCGTCGTCACCTGGCATCATGCCCATGTCGTCTTCGCCGCCCATCATTTTGTCGAACTCAGCTTTTAGGTCGTCAAGTGCGTCTTCAAGGTCAACTACACGGTCTTCCATGTCGCCTTCACCTTCTTCGCCGCCGGCCATGTCAAAGTCAATCTCGTCGCCTTCGCCGTCTTCTGAGCCTAGGTCACCGATCATGTCGTCAGTTGCGTCGCCGCCCATCATGTCGTCGTCGCCTTCAACTTCGAACTCGTCTAGGTTGAAACCTTCGTCCATGTCATCTTCATCTTCGTCTGATTCTTCAGATTCACTTACATCATCTTCGTCTTCGTCTTCAGCTGCTTCTTCAACGTCTTCGTCTTCGTCTTCGTCTTCTTCTTTATCGCTCTCAAGAAGTGATTCGTAAATGCTACGAGATTTTTCTACAACGATGTCGTGGAATAATTCTTGTGCGCCGTCACGGTCTTCATTAATGAGCCGCTCTAGCATTTGTTCAAATTTGCTTAGATCTGCCATGTTTGTATCTCCTGTTAATAAAATTTACCTATGGTAAGGCTGTCATTTGTATTTAACAACAATGATAAAAACAGCATATAAAGACACTCAAAATGAGCCATTTTGAGTTATGAGTGGAATTCTGTGTGTTTAAAGAAGTCTGATACTGTAATAGTATTAAAGTTCTCAAAACTATTTAGCCCAGGAGGACAATAATTATCAGGCTGGATAATTCGTATAAACTGAGTATTTGGAAAATTCTTTATAGTTTTTTCAGTTTGGCTAAGCCAGTTGCCGAAGTAAGTTGCTTTGCTATTCTTGCTTTTGTAGTTGGGTGTCCCTGCAAATACATTGTTGATCTTTGTACCGTCGTCAACTCCGCTGTAATCAAATCCAAGTATGTAAATCTTATCGTAACTGTGTGCCGCCGCTAACCAAAGTGCAGTTGGACCAGAGCTCCATCCATTAGGTTCGTCAACAAAACTTACATCAGAAAAACTTGATGTACTCTTCTTTTTATTTGTCCATACTTTGTTGTTTAAGTGATAACCAGATCTGGTTATTTCGAGCACCATCCTTGCGTCTACAGCAATTAGGTGATCAGGGGAGTCGTTTCGAAACACTGCATTACAAGCGTAGACTGTGCCGAGATCTTTGAGTTCCGGTATTGTAATAAATGATCGGCTAGTTCCGTTGCCCAAAACAAAGGCCACCTTCATTTATAGTCCTTCTTCTGCCGGAGGCGCTCCGTACATCTGTCTAACGTGTTCTAGATCTTTTTCTTTCTGTTGGTTGTGATACTCGTTTGATTTTCTTATGCGGTTAAGTTGACCAAGTGTTAGTCGTGTCTTTCTTGTGTCAGACGGCTTAGCCGGAGTCTTATCGTGCTCCGGCTCGTAACTGTTATCGGTCTCAGGCTCTACTGTGTCTTTGTCAAAGTAGAAAAGTTCTCTTAGTATCATAGTAGTATTTATTCTTATAAGTCTATATCGGCATCGCCGCCAGATGGTTGCTCGTCTGTGGTTGAAGTAGGTCCTTCACCATCACCAGCAAACTCACCGTCACCACCTTCAACTTCGTCTTCTAGACCGCCAAGGTCGTCGTCAATGCCGCCGCCTGTGATGCCGCCGCCGCGCATTTCATCAGCAGCGTCGCCGCCTTCTGTTTCAAAGTCGTCTTCGTTCTCTTCCTTCCAGAGACGTTCGTTTTCTGCAATCTCTTCTTCAGTAAGACCCAAGAAGCGTTTGAGTGCAAAGCGATTTGATATAAACGGCACTTCGGTCATCTGTGTAAACGTAGGAATACGAGCGTTGTCGATTTCACTTTGACGATATGCAGCGAAGTTCTGTGGTGGCTGGAACCTCAAATCAAACATTGACGTATCAATGTTTACGCCTTTCTCTAAGAGATAACATTTGAACTCTGTGTCAAAGTCTTCTACCAACAGTCCTTGTAAACGTTCACAGTAAGTATTGAAACGAAGCTCTTGAATGTAAGCAGTACCTACTCGACCGTCGTTGTACTGTGAACTCGAATCCTCAGCACCTGTTGGAAGGTACGAACTAGGAATACGCAGAGCCCTAACCATTTTGTTAGTGAAGTAACGCAGGTCATCGATCTCACCAAGGTTGGTACCGCCTGGTAGTGTTTCAACCTTAGAACCACGGCCTTCTGCTGTCTGCGGGAAGAAGTAGTCTTCGTTAATTGAAAGTGGATTGTAGGTTGAATCGATTACGTTCTGGCCGCCGCCTGTTCTGCTTGGTATGCGTCTTTGGTGTATCTCTGTCTTAACTCGCTCAACAAACTGCATCGCAAGGTGACTAGGCATGTTACCTACGTCAACATAGAACACACGACGTTCTGGTGCACGTTGCACACGATAGATGATAATAGCATCTTCAAGTAATTCTTTTTGCTTGTATACTTTGAAAATAGTTTCGAGCAAGCTGTTGCCAAATGGGTAGTTAACGTCTAAGCCTTCGCTCATTGACAAGTGGACCACATTCTCAGCAGATACTGCAACTTCTTCTTGGTCTAATGAGAACCTTGTAGTAGCGTTGCTAGGATACTGACCTGCTAAGTACCCCTGGCCGCTTCCGCCTTTGGTATACGAAGTTGCATGATCACCAACTTGACCCTGTGCCGGGTACGGTGTAGTTGCTACTAGATGTTTGAAGCTAATGTTAAAATCTTTTATGACGTATTGCTCAGGCAGCTTGCCTTCACTCTCGTTCACGATAATTTTTGTAAGGTTGCCTGGATCCACGTGATACATTTTCTTAGTCTCAGGATCACGTACAAAGATTTGATCACCGTACTTGAATGTGTTTCTTACAATACGAAACATTCTTGTTTCGAACTTGTTGAGCTTGTACCATTGCTGTAGATATTTCTGCAGAACAGTTGTTTCAGAAGTGCTTGCTTGTTGGTTAAAGTCAATGTAAAATGTAGTACCGTTCTGCTTGTTCTCTTGGGTGCAGAATTCAGCAAGGATGTCAAGCGCCGCATTTACTTCTGAGTCTTGGTCCATAGTGTTGTATTGATTGTATCGTTCAATACGGTTTGGTGACCCTGTGTACACATCTGGAAGGTAAGAATTATAGTTCTTTGTAGCAGGTCCTGGCATCATGCCATTGCTGCCCCCTAGAGGTGAAAAACTTCCTGTGCTGTTACTTCCTGTTGGTACGGGAGTAAAGTGTTTACGCCATGACATATAAATTTATTCCTTTGGTCCTTGGACCTTTAATATAACGTGTTTGAATTCTTTCTAACTGCTTCTAAGGTTCTTCTGTTGATATCTCTAATTTCTTGAAGAATTCTTAGCATGTTACCACTATTTACGTCAGTTTTACCAAATTGATCTTTTAATTGAGTAACTACGTCGCCGGCAGTAGTGTCTGGCGTAGATGCAAGCAGTCCTCTGTCCCCCGCCATGGCGTCATTTAGTTCTTGTAGGGTCTCTACAAGTTCTTTTAATGCGTCTGTATAGTTCTCAACTTCACCAGCATCAAGTCCCTTGAGTGAGGTCATTTTGGATTCGAAGCCGCGTATCTCTGCAATGTCTTTCATTCCTATAGCAGTCTCAGAAAGTCTGCTTCCGTTTATCTCACTTAGATTTTCTATTCCTGAAATAACACCGAAGTCAATGTCTACACCGCTGATGTCTGCTTGAGCAAGCGACTGAAATGCTTTGCCAAACATTGCCATTGCTTTTGCATTCTTGATTACTGCGTCTGATTTTATTTTTGCTTCGCTGAATTCTTCTAGTCTTTCTATAGTAGAAGTACCAAACAGTGACGACAGTCCCTCAACGAATGATCCAGCACTTGGACCTATTGCTGGCACACTGCCTAGAGCTTCACCAAATGCTTTGAGTGCCGCTGCGTTGTTTAGCACGTTGCTTTGATTTATTTTGTGAGAGCCAAATTCTTTTAGCCTGTCCATCATCGAATTGCCAGTAAGCCCTGCCAGACCGTCGGCAATTGCTCCAACACCAGAACTTACGCTGCCTATCAAGCTGCCTGCGCCGAACGCGGCCATCGCTGCACCAAATGCTGCGATACCTTTTGCAGAATCGATTAGTGCATCACCGTCTAGTTCACCGAACCCTGACAGTCCTTCAGTAAATGTAGGTAATGCCTTGCCTGTTAGCCAAGCTACACCTGCAATTGCTCCGCCTATAACACCAATAGCTATCGCAATTGCTGATGCACCTTTGACAATAGCCACGGAAGCCCTGCCTGCCATTTTAAACCCAGCAGCTAACCCAGAGATAAGTCTGCCAGCTCCTGCTCCTAACCCAGCAAGCAATCCTCCTTTGCCTCCTCGGCTGCGGCCGCGGCCTTTCTTTTTCTTATCGTCGTCGTCATCGTCACTGCCGAATCCAAACATTCCCAGGCCACCGCCGAGCATAGCACCTAGACCTTTTGTTATTATCCTAGGAATAGCAACAACCGCGGCGGCGCCTATTGCAGCAACAATAGCACCCACGATCATGCCTGCACCGGAGCCGTCAGTCCATTCAACCCAGTCCTTAACAGTAGACTTTAGCGAGTCAAAGAACCCTGTGACAGCATCTTTAGGTATTGAATCTACAATGTCAGCTAGTCCGGCAAAGCCTTGAGTCAACGTATCAAGCACGCCGGATCTTATTAACGCCGTTTGTATTGACTCTCTCAAGTCCCTAATGCTGTTTTCAAACTGTAGCAGTGATGCTGACTCTTTGTCAGCCATTGCCTGTTCTTTTCTCAGCTGGTCTAAGTTTAGGTCACCTGCTTTTTGCAGTTGAGTAGCTTGATCGAGCAGTGCTGCTAGCACAGGTTGGCTTTCTCTCAATGCTGCAATACCTTCTGCACCAAAGCCATCAGCAAACTCTTCCAAGTTTGTTCCTGCATTCTTGAATGAGTTGATAAGAATTTGAGGATCAGCACCTTTGGCAACAGCCATCATTGCTTCTTGTACTTCTGGTCCAGCGGCTGCAAGAAGGCGTTGGCCTTCTGCAGTTTGTGCAGTACCGTCTGCTAGATCTCTAAAACCTGTAGCAAGTTCTGCTGGCAGGCTGTCTATTAGCGTCATGCTTGCTCTAAAGTTTTCTAATTCCTGGCTGCCTGCTTTGAAGTTCTTTTCTAACTGTCGGAATGCAGCGTCAGTGGCCTGCCCCTTCATTGTTTCTTCTATCTCTTTGCGAGATCTACCTGTGGCCTTAGCCAACAAGTCAAGTTGTTTGAGGTATGCAGCGGCACCTTCGCTTTGTTGTTGGGTATCCATACGCTGTATTCTTCCCAACCTACCCTGCAATTCAACATATCCAAGGAGACCTTCGTTAATTTCTTCAACTGAAAAGCCTAAGCGTGCCAAAGAATCGAAATTACCTGTTTGTTTGAACACTTTGTTAAGAGCCATGAAGCTATTCACACCTTGACTTACGGTTCCGCCCAAGAAACGCAATGTTTCTGCATTAGATGATATCAAGGCGCCAAACTCTGACAATGTTAGACCAGCTTCTGCTGCTTGAGTCCTTAACATTGTTAAGTCATTACCAAATCCTGCACCCACTGAAGACAAAGTCCTGAACGTGTCAATGGTTGTATCGATAAATTGTGAAAATACTTTGAGATAGCTACCGATTACCGGTAAATTTTCTGCAAAGTCAGTTAATGATTTGCCGTCTGATACTAATGCTTCGCCTAGTTTAAGTGTACTGCCTACAAGTTGCCCTAGAAACGTTTCTGTAACGTCATCAATGCTTTCTGCAAACTCGTCTACACTCTTTTTTGCTTTTTTGCGGGTTTTGGTTGACTCTTCTTGTGTTTTAGTAGACTCTTTGGTCTGCTTATCTAAGTCTCTAATTGATTTCTTATATTGTTCTTTAGCCTTTTTAATGGCGATGGTACTGTCAGCGCCCGTTTTGTTTGCCAACAACTCCATTGTAACCAAAAGACGTTGAAGTGTTACTTCACTTGCTATGCCCTGATCACCGCCTACGTTTTCTATATTGACTTGGTCTGCCACTACTTAGATTCCTAGTTATATATGTACATAAATAGATAAGATATATACTTGTAATATATTTATCAGGAGAAATACATGGCAGACTTTACAGCATCATCACAAGGTGCTAATCCACTACAAAAATACTTTAGACAGCCTAAAATATTCGTTTCGCTACCAAGTCAGGGCAAATTTTACCCTCAAGGAGCGTTAGATCTAACAGAAAACGGTGAATACCCGGTGTATTCAATGACAGCTCGAGACGAGCTTACTATGAAAACACCAGATGCTCTACTAAACGGCGAGGCAACAGTAGCAGTAATTGAAAGTTGCATGCCTAATATCAAGGATGCTTGGAAGATCCCCAGTCTAGACGTTGATGCTATTCTAATTGCTATTCGTATCGCAACGTATGGCGAGAAGATGGACATAGACATCAAAGTTCCAGTAACTGGCGAGGAAAAGTCGTTCGAAGTTGATCTAAGAACATTACTAGACCATCTGATTGCTTCTGAATACAACAACGTCGTACCGTTTGGTGATATGACTTTTGAACTGCGCCCGCTAAACTACCGAGAGTTTACCGAAACCAGCATTAGGACCTTTGAAGAACAGCGTATTTTCAAAGTTGTTAATGACGAAGAGATGGACGAAGCTGATAAGTTAGCTGCTTTCAACCAGAGCTTTAAGAAGTTGACTGAAATGACTGTTGGTACACTAGAAAAAAGCATTGCAGCTATTCATTTGTCAGACACCGTGGTTACAAATACAGACCATATCAAAGAATTCACCAAGAATGCTGACAAAGACATGTTCAAAGCTATCACAGAACACTTAGAAGCAGAGCGTGAGAAGTTTTCAATTAAGCCTATGCTAATAGATGCTACCCCAGAAGAGATTGAGAAAGGTGTTCCAGAGACTTATAAGATTCCAGTGACGTTTGACCAATCCAATTTTTTCGGATGAGGGTTTTAGCGTTAACTCTCCCTGAAATTCTCAAAGAAGTTGAAACCCTTGAAGGACAATACAAACAGTTTAAGAGTGAACTAACCAAGATGTGTTGGTATATGCGGGGTGGATTGACTTTTGAAGAAGCATTTTACCTAGGACCAGAAGATAGAATGCTGATAGCTGACATCATCGAAGAGAATTTAGAAACGACCAAGCGCTCAGGGATGCCTTTCTTTTAAAATCAAAGATTACATCAAAGCACTTACAAACGTAGGTGCTTTTTTTTGACTAAACATTCTCAAACACAAAAGCCAAACAAGATATTCAAGCCAGAGCATGCCATTTACTAAAACGTTTTACTTAATGTATGTGTGTTAGCAAGCTAACACAAGTTTTCGCTTGCGCTCAAACTACACTATTCTTTCTTTTATTTGTTTTAAGAAGTAATAAAGTAATTGTTTTGCAAGACACGAAGTGGATTGTTCTTATATTCATCTAGATAGCGGAGTCATAATTCACCCGTACTAGGGGTGAATTTAATGGAAAAACAGAATTTCATCTGAGTGAGCATCACCATCTTAACAAAAGAGATTTGCATTTCTGCATCAGAGGCGGTTGACCGGTACCCCTTACTCTAGCTTCACAT